AAAATCTTCCTAATGCAGAACCTCCTGGAAGCGGTAGAGCAAGGTTAAAAGGTATAAATAAATCTAAAACAATGAAAGTGGAGTGCTAAATGACTGCTACTAAGTGTTTTAATCCATTAAATAAGTCAGCTAATGAAATAGAAAGATCTGACAGGGTAGATCTTCTTATAGATAAATGGATGGATAATAAAGTTATTAAAGCTATGACTGGTGGAAGATCTGCTGAGTTTGAGAGGTTTTATAATGAAATATTACCTAATTTAGACTTTGAATATAGTAGATTACCAAACGTAAAAGAGTTGAACAAATTAGATAAAAAAATGACTAAATATCTAAATGGATTGGAAAAAACACCTTCTATGTTAGGTAAGTTATTTAATCTACCTGAAAACATATTGTCTAGAAATCCTATTACTAAAAAGTATTTTAGTGAAATGGTAAAAGCTAGTAATTATTATCATGGTAATTTACAAACTATAGGTAGTGATATGGCTTTAATAAAAAGAGCCTTAGCTAGTGCTATGAATGATACTGGGTTTATGAAAAAAATTGGGATTGGTAGAAACGAGCTTCAAGTTGAGTTAAAAAAACATAAAAATGAATTTGAAAGATTGAATGGTGAGGGGAAAATAGAGGAGGCTGATGCTTATGCTGAAAAATGGCTAAAGAATGTAGATCCAGAATCTCAAATGGGTATTAATAACGCTTTATATGATTTAATGTTAGATCCTTCTAAGATGAAAGCTCAAAACCCTGATGCTGCTAAATTAAAATATGGGCCAGAATTAGTTGATGCTGTTAATATGTGGCATTATGGCAAACCTTCTTTAGGTATAAAACCTTTAAAAGATAGGTTATGGAAAGTTTTAGGCAATGGTATACAAGACTATATAAAAGTATTAGAAGCTCATGAAAGTAACTTTAATAATGTAGGATTTCAAATTAAAGCTTTAGAAACAATGTATAATGATTATTTTCGCTACACAAAAGTTAATGGCAAAACAGTTCCTCCCCCTAAGAAACCTAAAGATTATTTCCCTACACAAGTATTAGACATAGCTCCTACATTTGCTAAATTTAGTGAAGATATGTATTCTGGAAAGATTGATACTAACTATAGGGATGTTGGCTCTTATATGGACAATATGATTACAAGGATTGCTGAAAATTTAAATGTTCCTGCTATAAGTTTCGAGAAACGGTCAGGTAGGTATGATTATGAAAATAAAGACGTTATAGGTCTTCTTGATACTTTTTCAAACAATGTAATACGATTCAACTATAATGCAAGAGTTACAAAACAAACAACTAATGCATTAAAAGAGTTAGGGAATTTAGAAGGAAAAGCGTATGATGAGCACTTAGGAGTGTTGGCTGGATATATAGGAGATACTCATGAAGCTGTTCTAGGTACAAAATTTAGAGATAGTAAACTTGCACATATATCTAGAGCTATTACTTCTTTTCAATTTATATCTAAATTAGGATTAAATATAAGGTCGGCTGCTAGAAATGCAACTCAATCATTACAAAACTGGGTGTATTTTGGTCACAAAGCTATAGGTGCTGCATTTCAAGATTATAAGACAGACTCTATGAAAACTATTGTTGATAGTGAGATGAAAAAACATGGATTTGAATTTGTTAACATTCAGGAACTTGCTATGCCAAAGGATTTAATGGCTCAATTAGAAGTTACGCCAGAGGGAAGGGTTATAGAAAAACCTGCAACTACTGGAGCTAAGATTAATGATTGGTTTGAAAATGTTGCAAAAGTTACAGGTAAACCTATGCAATGGGTTGAAAACCATATTAATCGTGGAATTACATTTAAGATCGCTTTCTTATCTAAATATAGAGATTTAACACATAATGAAGCTTTGTTAAGAAAAACTATAAAATCAGCTGCTAAAGGAGATGATATTAGTCCTAAAGTAGAACAAGAAATTATCAATAAAGCTTCTCAATATGGAGCTGAAATGGTTAAAGAGCTACACTATCAATATGATAGATTTGCTAAACCTAATATTACTAAAGGCCCTATCGGATCTGTTCTTGGTCAGTTTTCAACATATGCTATTAACTTTTTTAATTATCAAACTAAAATAGCTAAAAAAGGTGGAAGTGATGTTTTAGCTAGAGATTGGAATACTCCAGAAGCCTGGAGATTGTATAGACTAGGTATGTTATATACATTTGTTACAGGATTATCAGCTTTAACTAATACTAATTTTAATAACCTTATACAGAATGATACATTAGAAAGAGGTGTTAGGTTAAAAGAATATATGTTGGGTGATAAGGAAGCTAAAAAGAAAGCGTTCTTTGGACTTGACCCTATAACTGGCACATTTGGAGGTCCTTTTATTAGTGACATAGTAAGAATAGGACATGCAGTTAATTTTATGAATATGAGTGGTCCTGAATGGACATCTTATGCTAATGGATATATCAAGCTTAATGATCGTGCTAAAACTTCAGCTACAGAAGAGATTGTTAGAACTTTAAATACTCAAATCGGAAGACTTGTTTATGGTACTATACCTAGGTCTATAAATGGTACTGGTATGCCTACTTTATTAGGGCAGGAACTTGGACTTTATGGCACCCCTGAGCTATCATCATTTAAGGATGCCATGTTAATGCCTTTACAAAAGTATATGCCTAAAACTATTTCTGAGTACTTTACTCCTAAAGAGAAAAAGAAGAAGAAGCCAAAAAATACTGATAAACAGTACTCTAATGATGATGTTATGGCGATACTTCAGTCTTTAGGCACTTTTAAACAATAGATTCTTGTTTTTTAAGTTCAATTAAACTTTTGATATAACTAACTGTGTCAAACCACTTATCTAGTTGATTTAAAAATGATTCAGGGATTTCTGAATAACTTGTATTTTCTAAGTATTGTTCAATCCATTCTAAGTTTTCTTTATCGACATTATTTAATTTCATTAAATCTCCTTTAATTTTTCATCTATTAATTCTATAAAATGATCAAATTCTATTGCTACATAGATTTTTGATCTGTTACGTTTAAATACCAGGACAGGGCTTCTGTCTTCACAGTTAGATTCTGCTTGTTCTAATGAGCTCCATAGGTTTAGTCTTTCTTGATTTTTACATTCAAAACTATACCTTATAACTCTTTTAGCTGCTGGTGATAGCACTATATCTTCACCGCTCATACCCATGACCTGGGATTCTATATCATTCGTCTCAAGAGTCTCCATAAACACAGAGCGTAGACGATCTCTTACTAGATTCTGAAGCTTTCTTCCTTTGTTTTTCGCGGAACGTGCTTTCATAATATCCCTCCCTTATTCTTTTTAAAGCTCTTTGTTTTTCGTGTTCTTCACCCATAGGATTTGTTGTTTCACCCCTAACATTTATTGGGTTGTACATTTGCCCGATATCATCTATAACAACATATTCGCCATTATCCATCAATTCATAATCATCTGGATGTAAATCTTTATATGTCTCTATCATAGTATTAATCTGACTTTTTAGTTTCATCAGTTCTCTTATCATAATACTCCTTCATTATTTCTAAAGCGCATTCCCTGCATACGTATACGTTAGACACAAAAGAAGATAATTTGTATACAGGGTAGCACTTATCACGGCATTTTTTACATTTAATCATTACTTATCCACCAAGGACTTTTCTTTTTAATCCTCGCTCTTCTTTCATGATTGGATTCTTTTTTAGGATTACTCTTCCTAAAATTAACGATTTTTTTTATTTGTTTTTTAGTCAACTTTTCTACCATTAAATATCTCCATTGCTTGGTCAAATAAAGGGTGCGAATCATCGACTTCTGGTTCATATGTCACTTCTGTACCATATTCTTCCATAGCTACAGATGTTGAAAGTATTGCTACACATATTCCACAATTACCTTTTGTGTCTTTGCAAGTCTTTTCATGCTCTATAGCTTCTTCAGAGCTACACCACCAGTTTGATTTTGGTTTAACTACTTTCTTTTCCATCGATTTCCTCCTTATTCTTTTCGAATTTTTCTTTTAAATGCTCAGTAAATTCATCTCCTGTTTTTTGAAATAATATATATTCTGTAAACGTTAAATTAGTTTGTTGAACTACATTATACAAGTCATCTAATCTCTTTAATATAATAGATATAGCTTCCTTTACTTCATTCATAGTAGGTTTTTTCTGTTTCATACTTCCCTTCCTTAATAATTAAGATTTAAATTATATATTATACCCTAAATCTTGCTGTACTTGTTCTTGTTGTTTGTGTCTTTCTTCCCATAAAGACCCTCTAGCTTCTTTATGATCTTCTTGCACTTTTCTTCTTGCTCTCATAATAGCAGAAGGATGGCTTATTTCTTTATTAGCCCACATTTTAAGAGTGGGAACTAAATGCATATTTTTAATATCAAGATTAAGATTGGCTAATTCTTTTGTCCATATTTCATATATGAGATAAACATCATTGTCTCTACAATGTCTTTTAGTTAAAAGAATATGCTTAACCTTATCTTGCATTTTAATCCTCATCTTGTTTTACCATAGCACTAAGAATTTCAATGGCACCAGTTATTTTGATGATAGTTATTTCCAAATTATTTCTTTGTTCTACCAAATCAGCTAATCTTGTTTTTATTTTGTTTGCTTCATCTTTTTTAGTTTTAGACATTATATTGACTCCTTTTCTATTCTTACATTGTTAACTGTTAATCGAACATAAAGATGTTCTTTTTCCCTATTTTTATCTGATTTAATATCTATAAGCTCGACAAGGCCCGTTTCTTTGTTCTTGTAAGGCTTTAAAGATATTAGTTTATTTGCATTATATGCAATCCTAAATGAGCCTCTTGAAGACGCTATATCCATGCCTTCTTTAAAAGCAGCTTTACTTACTTCACTTACAGCAAATACAATTAAGTTTTGTCTTACCGCTAATTCCATAATAGCCTGCGAAGCTTCCTCAACTTTCATGTTGTTATCCTTCTGTTTGCTCTTAAATAGCCCCAAATGGTCAATAATTACTATTTCTGGCTTCCTAGGTAGCATTTTGATTCTTCGCTCTAATTCATAGGCATATGGAGCTGAGTAATCTACAGTTAGCCATTCAAATCTTTTATCCATACCATTTTTTAACTGTTTATAATGTCCTTTTAACTGCTCTTCATCCCATCCCATTTCTATTTGAACAAATCTAGACCATATTTGTCTTGGAGACATTTCCATTTCAACAAAATATGTAGGTCTTTTGAAATAATTTACCCAATTTTGAAGTAACATAGTCTTCATACTAGCTGGTGGAGCCTGTATTATAACAGTTTCACCTGGATATACAGGAAAACTTTGACCATATGGCTCACCTAAATTAATAGGCTTTAGGTCTTGAGCATAGAAATTGATAAGTTCATTTTCCATACTGCTAGAATCCATCATATTTTCACCTTTAATACCTTTGTGTAAGCTACATTTAGAATCACAATAGAATTTTATAACTGGATCATCAGCACCATATCTGTATCCCTGGCCATCATGACCAGTATAACAACCTTCTATTAGCTTGTGCATTTCTTCAACAGACATAGGATCTTCTTCTTCACTAACTTTTAATCTCCAATTTTCCATAATTAGATATACTATATCTTCTGTAAAATTCCATCTTAAATGGGAGGCTAATCTTAAAGCAACCATATGACGCTTACCTTTTGGAGCTCCCTCTAACATCTTTTGTATACACGTAGTATTTACAGGGTCTCTAGCACTTTTAACCTTAACAGACAATTGTTCCTTAGGTTTCTCTTTATCTAACACATCAAATACAGGACTAGCCATTTCAATATCTTCATAATTAATATTTCTTGGTTTTGATGCCAACTTAATCAACTCTTTTCTAAATATATCATCTTCTGAAGATAGTATTTGTAAATTATCTTCTATACATACTTTATATAGTCCAGATTTGGTGTTTTTAGTGTTAAGTAAACGTATGATTCTTGTTTTGTCAGTAACAGAGGGGTCTGCAAATTTAAATATTCCAGCTTTAGTCAGCTCTTCTTTAACTCTTATGTGTAAATTAGGACTTGGTTCCCATTTAAATCCAGACTGATGTATACCAACATGAAATCCTGTCCCGCTAAAGTATATTCTATAATAAAGATTTAAATCATCTAGTATATTTACTAGTCCCATCAATTTATCTCTTGCGTTTCTTATAGAGCTACCATCTACATCTAGTATAAATTCTTCGGGCATAAATATATCACCGTCATATCCAGATAAACTTTCTCTTTTAGTGTAATATGCTATAACAGATTCATCATAATCATATAAAGAAACAAATAAATCTGTATCTGTTCCTTGTAATTCCCATATCTCATCTTTACTTTGAAAGTTACCTCTATTACTAACTCCAAATGCTACTTCTTTAATCATCTCCATGTATATCCTCCAAACCACTTTTAGCTACTAATATTAAAGCTCCTACAATAAGTATAAGTATTGAAATAGATATCAATATAGTTTCCATCATTTTTCCCTCCTTAATCTTGTTTGATGTTCATATCTAGCCCTTTTAATAACCATTTTTATAGTTAAGTGACTATATAAATCACCTTTCATGTTTTGCCCTAATTTTAATTCTTTAGGGTCTATATTAATAAAATGCATAAATTCTGTTGCCCTCATTCCTCCCCATACCTTTCTTTATATCTTTCCATTAAAAAACCAGCTTCTCTTATTCTATTTCTTTTGATATAATGAAATATTTTCTTCTTCAACCTTAATTTTGTAGCATTTTCCTGCTGTTTTATCTTCTTTCTTCGATTTGCTTCCCTTTTATTCATATAACCTCCTTTTATATAGGGAGACTCACATATTCCTTTGCCAGGTTACATAACAGGTTTAAGGTTACTAACGTAACATTTTACCTTATCTCTTGTTATCTGGACTTACAGGACCAGTTGTTGCCTCCCTATAATTAACGATTACCTACTCACTTAGAATGGTATTTCGTCGTCGGAGGGTTCAGAAATTGCTGTATCTTCTGATTTATTATCTAGTTTAGGCTTTATATATTTCTCAAAATAGTTTAGTGCCTTACTTTTCCAATAATCAACATCTTCAGTAGAGAAGCTTTCAGCTGCATTTTGAAACTCTGTAGGGGCAACTTGAGATAATGCTCTTGAATATTTTCCATCTTTATAGAAGTATATATTCATTTTCTTGCCTATTAAAGCTTCTTCACTGTCATCCATTTTGATGATTTTAG